CTTATGTCTTCTGGCGGATCGCATGAGAAGTGGATGGCTAGAGCTCAGCGTTTGTTACGCGAATCTAAATTTTTATCAAATCCTGAACCACATGGTATTAATCGCTTTACTTTTACAAGTGAGATAAAAGACACCATTGAACGAGGGATTTCCCTTGTCAAATATTCTACTGGCTTGGAAAGATCTGAAAAATTATATCTGCAGAAAACCTTGAATGAACTTCAATTGATACAGGCCAATGAACTGACCAAACAGGATTCACAGAAGCCCCGAAAAGCTCCATTTGCCGTGATGATTCATGGTCCCTCGAGCATTTGTAAATCTCAACTCATTCGCATTTTATTCACGCATTATGGCAAGTGTTTTTCACTACCAACAAATAGTGAATTCATGTACACTCGATGTGCTCTAGATAAGTTCTGGTCCGGCCAGAATTCATCTCAATGGTGCGTTGTTCTGGACGATGTTGCGTATCTCAAACCAAATGGAACTATGGACACCTCTTTGGGTGAAGTTATTATGGTGAACAATTCAGTCCCATACAACCCCCCACAAGCTGAATTGGAAGATAAGGGTAGAACCCCAGTTAAGTGTGATTTTCTCATTGGCACAACAAACACTCTTGATCTTAACTTGCATGATTATTTTTCTTGTCCTTTTGCCGTTGCCCGTAGATTCAACCTTTATATTACGGCAACCGTGAAGAAACAGTTTTCAAAATTTACAGTTATGGCAGACTCATCATTAATTCCACCCACTCCAGATGGTGAGTACATGAATATTTGGGACTTTACTGTTAGTATTGCTGTCCCAGCCACTGACACACATGTGGATGGTCAACGAGCTAAATACAAGATTCTCAAACGCTTTGGCGATGTTTACGATATGTTGCAATATGTTATGACGATCGCCAAAAACCACGATGAAGCTCAGATCAAAGCAAAAGCAGCGGACACCACTATGAACGATGTGATCATCTGCAAGAAATGTTTTAGACCACAACAAAGATGTGTCTGCAATGATCCCAATTATCGCAGTGGTGAAGATGTTGATGTTCAACCAATAAATAACTTTCAGGAGTTAAGTATGGGTGTCCAAGAAAACCATTTCAAGAAATATGTCGCTGCCTGGTCTGAGCATCGAAAGAATCATTTCCCACCTAATGAAGTAAAGTGCACATGGTGTCATGATCGAGATGAGGAATGCTATTGCTTTTCACACGCGCCTGAAAGTGATCCTGAGTATCTTCGCTTCAAAGCTAGGATTGATTCAGATGATCCGTCACCAAGTTTGTGTCCAGAATGTGTGTTCTTTCGAAAAGACAAGTGTTTCCATGAATATACATACAATATAAATGAGGACACTCTACCAACGTTTATTCGCGAAGATCACCCAGTTGATTATGTGTTCGATCAATTATTTTATGTACCCCAATCAGAAGAGACAGATGATCGCTCGTCTTGGTGGCAGAGTCAATTTGATAGTTTCGATGCGTGGTTTGACAAACCAATCTTCCCAATTTCAGATGAACCGATTGAGCCAGAACCAGAATGTAAGGTCACTTGGTTGAGATATTGGCTGTTGAGTCGAATTATCTCACAAGATACTATAGATTATGATTTTGAGTATACACTCAAAGAAATTTACACAAGATATCAAAAGCTTGTGATGCCCAGTGTTATTGCATTATTTTATAACTATTTCTTTTTTATGTTTTTATGTTGTATTATATATTTTTTATTCTTTATACACAAATATACTTGGGTTCTTTCATCATATTTCTATCAGTATTACTATGGTGATACATGGAAGTTTAGACTAGCTTTCACCCTGTTGGGCAAAGAAAGTAGTGCATATATTTTTATATTCAAATTGGCAAAACGCAGAATAAAGAAAGTGATTACGCCTTTCCACTTGGTTAGGTTGATGCAGTTCTTACTTGTCCTGAAGATCAGTAAAAATTTGTGGAACTGGTTTTCTCGACCACAAGGATTCACACCCCAAGCTGATGTGGATGCTTTTTCTCAAGGAGAAGCTCCCAAGCCCGCTGTTGAAGAGAAGAAACCTTTTTACTTTCATGATCCTTACGTTTTTACTGATGTTGACATCACAAATCAATCTAAAAATTGCCAACCTGGTGTTTTGGAGAATAAAGTTAGGAGAAACACCGCTCGCTTCCACTTTAGGTGGGCTGATAATCCTGGAAAAACTTGTTCTACTACTGCTCTTAACGTCCATGGTCAAATATGGATGTTTAATGCTCATGTGATTAAAAATGTCAGCGTGGGGACATTGAACATCATATTAGATCCTATTATTCAGAACGTTAGTCGTAATGTTACGGGTATTGCTATTCAACAGAGTGACATTATCAAATTTGGAACAGACTCGGCTTTCATCAGGATTCATGCTCTACCTCCTGGACCTTCGTTATATGACTATGTTGCCAAGAAAGACAGAATCCCTGGAAAGTTTAATGGTGAATATCATTTCATAAACAATGAAGGCATACGTAGTGTTCGCAAAGTTTCTAATATACGCAAAGGTGTGTGCCCATTTTATAGGGTCCCAATGTATCTTGGCAATGTTACTACACCAACTAAAAATGGTGATTGTGGCTCCGCTTGTATCATGCATGCTGGAACAAATCGTCGTGTTATTATTGGTGTGCATACTACAGGAAATGAAGGTGAGGGTGTCTCAATCAACCCTATTTCTCAGCGAATGCTAGATACAGTGCTCGCCATGTTTCCTCCCCAAATTTCTAGTGGTATTATTGAACTAGATGCACCTGGATATCCGCGTGAGCTTAAACCAGTGCATAGTAAATCTACAGTTAGGTTTATTGAACGTGGTACTGCTCATGTCATTGGAAGTTTTGATGGGTACCGCCCTCAACATAAAACCCGCGTGAAACCCACATTTATCAAGGACCTAGTCGAAAAAGATGGTTATGTTTCTGATCATAGTGCTCCAGATATGACATGGAAACCCTGGTATCTGGGATTGAGTGCTATGACGCAACCCAACTTCAACCTGCAATCACAAGAATTAGATGTTTGTATTCACGCATACACAAAAGATATTCTGAGAGGTTTAGGTCAAAGCATCAAAGAATTGAAACCATACAATCTCAATACAGCTCTAAATGGTGCTGAAGGCGTTACCTACGTAGACCGTATCAATGTGCGCACAAGTGCTGGCAATCCGTACAAGAAGTCAAAACTACATTTTGTTACTCTCGATGAGAACAACAGAATAGTGGAGATTGATGATGGCATTGCTGAACGCATGGTCCGCATTGAAATGGCTTACAGAAATAAAACCCGAGCACACCCCCAGTTTTGTGAACACCTTAAAGATGAACCGTTGCCAGCCCGTAAGTGTATTTCTGGTGCGACAAGATTATTCTCAGGGGCTGAATTTGCTTGGTCAATTATTGTGCGTCGTTTCTTGTTGCCACACATTCGTTTAATCCAGAACAATCCATTACTCTTCGAAGCTATGCCTGGTGTAGTTGCCCAATCGGAGGAATGGCAAAATTTACTTGAACATCTCAAAGAATTTGGATTGAATAGAATTATTGGGGGCGATTATGAGAAATTTGACAAGAAAATGATTGCCCTGCTTGTCCTTGGCGCATTCGAGATCTTGATTGCTATGTGCAAAGCAGCTAATTGGGTGGAATCAGATATTGACGTTGTTCGTGGTATAGCGATTGACACAGCTTACTCAAACATTGATTTCAATGGTGATTTGATTGAAATTCAAGGTAATCCATCTGGTCATCCATTAACAGTCATTATCAATTGTTTGGTTAACTGTTTATATATGCGCTTTGCCTACGTGCGTGTCACGAAGAAACATCCCGACACCTTCAAGCAAAATGTGCGACTGGTAACATATGGTGATGACAATCTGATGAGTGTGCACCCTTCATGTTCAGAATTTAATCACACATCCATTGCTGAAGCACTTAGTGAAATAGGTGTTAAGTATACCATGGCTGAAAAAGGTGCAGAGAGTGTCCCATATATATCAATAGATGAAGCTTCTTTTTTGAAAAGGAAATTTCGTTTTGACGAAGATATTGGAGCTACAGTCGCACCATTAGAACATGATTCTATTAGCAAAATGTTATCCACCTTTGTTGACAATGGGACGATATGTGCTGAAGCTCATTCCACTTGCGTGATTGAGACTGCTTTGCGCGAATATTTCTTCTACGGTAAGGACAAATTTGAAGAAAGAAGAATTTATTTTATGGATCTAGTCAAGCGTGCTGGACTTGATCTTTGGGTAGCCGATTCAACTTTCCCTATGTACTATGACCTTGTGAATGAATTTTGGATGCGTACAAACAACAAGAAGCAAGCAGATAAATATGCACCACCCGAAAAACGGAGAGTAAACTCCTTCAATAAATCTGTAGCTGTGTCTCACCAACTCGGCGCACAAAACCTGGTGGATGGTAGGAAAATGTCATCCACAGAACATACCTGTGATCGTGCACCAAACGATGTAAGTAGCGAAAACTACGCATCAACCCCTGTGGGTGGACCGACGATCCCCCCATTTGTACCAATTGTTCAAGAGGTTTCTAATAACAGCTGTGTCCGTGAGTGTCCAGCAAACTGCTCGATTGAAGTGAATCAATCGATGGGCTTGTCTCCCAATGAGGCAAATTTATTTTCTGATACAACATATAGACCACAATCTGAAGTGATTGTTGATTTTGTGGATGAATCACCGGCCCCTGCTACCGGAATAAAAGCAGAAAATAACGCCTTCAGCACAGGAGACAAAACTTCCTCTACTGAGTTGATGCAATTTTTGAATCGCCCAGTGCGGATTCATTCTTTTGTGTGGCAAGAAGCTGATGTGCCAGCAATCAAAGTAGCTATTAAACCATGGTATCTATGGGGTTCAAATCCTTATATTTTGTCTAAGTTGAATAACTATGCATTTATTAGAGGGAATTTAAAGCTCAAAATACAAATTAGCG